CGGGCAAAAGTTATGCAGCGCTCTGTATAATGCCTTCGAGGGGGAGCCAGACACGCCACTGGAGTATATGGAGAGATACAAGAACAAGGAGATCGTGTTCATACCGAAGCGCGACACATGGACATGGTAAGGAGGCGAGCGCATGAGAACAAGTACATGTAAGAGCTGCGGGAAGCCGATCCAATGGATCCGCACCCGCTCCGGCCGTTCAATGCCGTGCGACACTCGGCCGGTAAACTACCGCATAAAGCCTGGAGGCAGCACAAAGCTGGTAACACCTGCCGGGGACGTGATAAGCTGCGAAACAGTGGACGATCCGGCAGAGGCTCAGGGCTGGGGCTATACGCCACACTGGAGCACCTGCGACGCGCCGGACTCATTCAGAAGGAGGTAAGCATGGCGAAGAAAAAGGAAACCGTCGAAGCCAGAGCGGTGAAGATCGCCGCTAAGGTAATGCAGGCCGCTGGCCTCTGCCGATATGACAGCCCGGCGAAATGCCGCCGGGTGTACGTTGACGAAAAAACGTGCGACAAGTGCATGAGGGCGTGGCTGCTCTCCAAAGCACGCAAAGAACTGGAAGCCGAGAAGGAGGAAAAAGGAAAATGATCGCACTCAACATTCTGCTGGGCGTCGTGGCGGCGGTGCTGCTGCTCGGCGTTCTGGGCGAAAAAGACAACCAGCGCCACAAGTCGATCACGATCGCGTTCGTGGCCGTGATCGCTCTCATTATCTGCATGAATACGATTTTTTAAGGAGGACACACAAATGGGATATAAACCGAAGATCATCACCGGAAAAGTGACCGGGACGGGCTGGCCGATTGACGGCCATGTGCTCTACTTCTCCATGTGGGACTACGACAACTACGACAGCTGGCACCTCTACGGCTGGGACGACGCCGACGACGAGGCCGTCATGGAGACAATGTTCATCACTGAGACGGCGGCCGGGCTCTGCTGCTATGACACGCTGGAAACCTTCGCAGAGGTATGGCGGGCAAAGAAATGGGAGCCGGAGGGCGTGTTCTGTCTGGAACTCGATCAGGTGGAAGTCATAGAGGTAAAGCAGGAAGAACAAAAGGACGAAACCCGCGAGAAGCTCCGCAAGTTCGGCATTGACCTGACGCCGAGGAAAGACGGCGAGAAGGGCGGGATCCTCTGCCTGCCTCTCGACGAGAACCTGAACGGAGACACCAAAGCCAAGCACCCGGACTGGGAGCTGATCGACTGCCCCAACTGCGGGCGCAAGTGCTGGAAAGCTCCTGAAGCTGAGAAGCTCAAAAAAGAGCAGGGCGTCCAGTGGCTCTGTACACGCTGCGCTCTGGAGGCGGGCCTCGTCTCACCCTACCGGCAGAACAACACACCACACCCGGAGGGAAACCGGGCGCAGAGAAGGAGGGCGAAACGTGAAAAGAGGAAATAATAAGCTCTACGCTCTCACCCTTCTGATCGCAACACCGGCATGGATCGCAATCCTGATCGCTAAGGGCCGCGGCACAATCGGCATAAACTGGCCCACCGCTATTCTGGGGGCCGTCTGGATCCCTGCGCTGACTCTCGCCGCCCTTCTGGGGCTCACCGGCGTGCTCGTCCTGCTCCATGCGGCCACGAAGCGGATCCACGAATGGAAACGCCGCCGGAAAGTCGCCCGGACGCTCTGGGAGTCCATGGAGGGGCTCACGCTGAACAATATCGGCCCGATCTACGGCATAAGGCGGCAGCCGGGCGAAAAGAACCAGAGCTACAAGCGCAGGATCCTGAAAGCGGCCCGGACACTGGACACCGTGAACGTGCAGAACGCACCGACACCGGCGACCGGCCAGAAGCTCGACGCGATCGCAAAAAAGCACGGACTCAGGCGCTACCCACACGAGACAGACGAGCAGCTCCAGAACCGGATCCGGGAGGCCGTTCTCAAAAATCTGGAGGGAGGGCGAAAAAATGGCAGAGTATAAACCAGAAGCCGAGCCGAAAGCGTGGGCCGACGGCGTGCCGGTATTCTGCGCACACGACGCGATCGTGGACGTCGCCAAGCTGGTGCCGAACCCGAAGAACCCGAACCAGCACCCGGACAGCCAGATCCAGCTACTCGGCCGCATAATCAGGCAGACCGGCTGGCGGCAGCCGATCACCGTCTCGAAGCGCTCCGGCTTCATAGTAAAGGGCCACGGCCGCCTCGCTGCTGCCCTGCTGGAAGGCGTGAAGGAGGCACCGGTGGACTACCAGAACTACACCACCGAAGCCGAGGAATACGCCGATCTGGTGGCCGACAACCGGATCGCGGAGCTGGCCGAGACGGACAACAAGCTGCTGGCCGACATTCTGGCCGACATTGACACCGGCGAGATCCCCATGGAGCTGACCGGCTACACCGAGGACGAAGTGGAAAACCTCGTCACCGCACTGTCTGAGGCTCTACATAACGACCTCACAGAGCCGGACGAAATACCGGACACCCCGGAGCCCGATCAGGTAATCACTCAGAAGGGCGACCTCTGGATCCTCGGCCGCCACCGCGTCGTCTGCGGCGACGCCACAAGCGAAAAAGACCGGGAGCTGCTGCTGGACGGCGCACACCCGGAGATCCTGCTGACCGATCCGCCCTACTGCTCCGGCGGCTTCCAAGAGTCCGGGCGAAGCACCGGCAGCATAGGAACAAAGCGCCACGACAAAAACGGCAAAGAGATCGCCGTCACCATAGCAAACGACACCCTCAGCACACGCGGGTACCAGTCGCTCATGCGCGAGGTGCTCCAGAGCTTCGACGGGCTGGTGGCGTACATCTTCACCGACTGGCGCATGTGGGTGTATCTGTTCGACATAGTGGAGAGCGCCGGGCTCGGCGTCAAGAATATGATCGTCTGAAACAAAAAGAGCCCCGGCATGGGGAATGGCTGGCGGGCACAGCACGAGCTCGTCATGTTCGCACACCGGACGAAGCCGAAATGGGATAACCACAAGGGATACGGCAACGTGCTGGAGGCTACGCGCTCCGGGAACGAATTACACCCGACGCAGAAGCCTGTCGAAATACTGGAGAAGCTGCTGGACAATACACAGTGGGCCGAGGGTGTGCTGGACACCTTCGGAGGAAGCGGCACAACGCTGATCGCGGCCGAGAGCGCGGGCGTGCCGTCCTACGTCATGGAAATGGAGCCCGGCTTCGTGGACGTAATCGTGCGCCGGTACATCAAGACCACCGGCAAAACGACCGGGATCCGGCTATTCAGGAAAGGCAAGGAGCTGGCCCGTGAGCAATTCGAGGAAATGTTCGCGGAATAGCAGCAAAAAGGAGGTGGAACCCATGAGCCAGACCAAGAAGCCAAAGGAAACCGACGAGGTAAAGAAAAAGCTGGAGCACTACGCGACCTATCAGCGCCGGATCGACAACCTGATCGAGCGGCTGGAGTATCTGGAGTCCACCATGGGCTCCGCTTCCACTCCGAACCTCTCTGGCCTGCCAAGCGGAGGCGGCGACGGCTCCAGCAAGACCGAGCGGCAAGTCCTCAAAAAGCTGGAGCTCGAACAGCAGATCCGGGACATGATCGCGGCCGAGGCTGCGGAGCGCAAAGAGCTGGAGGCCATGATCGCCCTCATGGAAAAGCCCGACGAGCAGACCGTCATAGAAATGCGGTATCTCGACGGCGCGAAGTGGTGGGCGATCAGCGCCGCGCTATATGGAAATGAGGCAGACTACGACGAACACGAAAAGCGATACCTAAAAAGGACATTCAAAATTCACGGATCGGCCCTACAAAGCCTCGCAAGGATAGACAAGGCACAAACACCCGCCGAAGAATAGAAAGGCCCGCCACGGGGCGCACACGCGCTCAGGCGGGCTCTTTTTCTGCCCTCTCCAACCGTCCGGGGGACAAAAGGGGATAAAAAGGGATAAAAGGGGATAAACCCATGTGGTAGTCTGTATAACAGCGAAAGTCGTCTGGAGAGCTCTCACGCCTCTGGGCGGCTTTTTACATGCACCAGAAAGGAGGCCAGCCGCATGAGCGACCTATTCAACGCAGGCCCGGCAAGGCATACGCGGGGCAGCTTCTCCGTGTCGCTATCAGGTGGCGGCGAGGTGGTGAAAAGGCTCCAGAAGCTCCGGGACGGCGGCGAGGTAGCAATCAAGCGCACCGTGTCCGACTTCACCAGCAGAGGGCCCGGCTGGGTATCAAAGGGGATCCGCGAGCACTACGGCGTAGACACGGCCGCCATAAAAGAGGCAGCCAAAAGACCGAGCCGCGGGCATACCTCGATCCGAGTCGCTGGCGTTTCCGTGGACGGTGCCACGCTGGAGTATAAGGGCC